TCAGACATGGCGGCTCGACGCGATTTGGACGCCGAAGTCTAGGCCGGCTGCTGCTCGTTTGGCGAGCGCGACGGTGTCACAGAACGAAGGTTTACATCTCCTGCCTGCCGACTGATGCTCGCGGCCGGAGTTTCGTTCCTGACTCGCATATGGGCCTGACCGAGACGACTGTCGCCCTCGGCGCCTGCGTGGTGGTGCTCATCGTCGCGGTCGCGCTCGATCGTCGGCCTTACCGGCCGGGCAAGCTCAACTACATTCCGCTGATGATCATATGCCTGGCGGCGTGTCTGGTTCTGGGCCGCCACCTGTTGACTTTAATTCGACAGGAGTGAACCGCGGTTGAGCAACCGGATCAGGTATCGGGTTTAGCGGCAGAATCGGAGGTCGTCGCGCTCGTTCTCGTAATCCTCCATCGCTTGATGGAGGACGTTGTCAGCGGGTAGGGCGCGTAATGCCTCCGAGATCTTCTTCAGAGTCGCCTCGTCGTAAGCGACCGGTTTTGGACATTGACTCGCTGTCGAACGCGTGCTGCCGCAACCGGCCACGACCAGAAGCGCGGCAAAGGCCGCGACCGCTATCCCCACCCTCGAATCCATGCAAGTGCTCCTGGCGCCCCGCGGCACGATGACCAGAGCCCCTCATGCGATCAAGCACGAAACACATGGCTCAGGCGGCCATCATCACCCGCGGGGCTGCAATCGGCGTCCGAGCTGGACCCGCACGTCGTTCAGGATGTGGGTCACGCGAGAGATCGCCGAACGCATCTCGGCCCGCCGGGCCGAATCTCAGCGTCTTGGTCTCGCCGCCTACGTGCAAGCTGCACTCACCAGTGGTCTCGTCGGCGGGTCGGGAGTTACACAAGGGCAAATCCGCACGCGGCTGCCCGCAAGCCGCCGCCGCGTAGGCACAAAGAAAGCGCCGACCGGCCCCGAAGGGCCGGCCGGCGGGTGCAGAACGATCAGGACGAGGGAGATTTAGAGTGGCGGGTCGTGTGTGTCGAGGGCGATCACTGGAGCCCGCACGGTGTCGGCGTCATTTCCCGACCGCCTGCAATTGCTGCTCGGCCGCCCTGAGCTGACGGTCGATTTCCGCCTGTTTTTCTGGGCTGATTTTCGCGTGACCTGACCCCACATGTTGCTGCCCCGCGCACCTGCACGTACAGGCTGGGCATGGTGCAGATGCGGGCACAGAGATCGGCGCAGAGATCGGCGCAGGCTGCTGGGCGCAGCTCGTTAGGACAACGACGAATAATGCCAGGGAGATCCGCCGCCTCATCGACGTTCTTTCTCTTGTGGCTTGCCGACCAGCACCCTAAGGTCGTTAAGCAGCGTCGCCACGTTACTCAGCGCCCCGCGCATTTCGGCCCGGAACGCCGTCTCCTCGGCATAATGGTCACTCTCGACCTTGCCGAGGTTGGTGATGCGCTCCTCAGCCACGGGCAACCGGGCAAGCACCGCCTGTTGAGCCTGTAGGGCGGTGATCGAGGCTTCGTCCTTCTCCAGACGAGCAGCCACTCCGGAGATCTGAGATGACAGGAACCAGGTTCCTATCAGGATGGAGACAAAGATCGGTGCCAGAATGGCCGATATCTGCAGCCAATGCTCTCGGGTCATCGATAGACCGCTCAGGGAAGCAGCCGTCATCTTCCCCGCCCGACGATCCTGATCCCGCCGGGGCCGAAGCTCAGCGTCTTGGTCTCGCCGCCGACGTGCAGGCTGCACTCACCAGTGGTCTCGTCGGCGGTGACAATATCGCCCGGGACATCGGTGTAGTTGTCGGTGCGAACGATCTTCCAACGGCGCTTGTCGTCGCTACTGTGCCATGATTCGAGCTTCAAGGGAGCCTCTCTTTGACGGGTGACTGTTGTAGTTCCAGACGAAGGTGTCGCTCACTGCGATCCGACGAGAGTCCAGGCGAGGTTGGCCAACGTCGCGTCGGGCGATGCCGGCGCCATGACGGTCAAAACGTCTCCCGCCATGAAGGCTGTCGCCGAAGCCATCGTAAAGGTCGCGGTCGTCGCACCGGCGGCGAAAACCATGGTTCCGACAGTCGAGCCGTTCTTCCGGATGCTGTAGGTCGTGGTCGCCGTAGCGCCTACCCCGGCAGTCCCTTGGCTGCCGGTCAGCCCGGCCGGGAACATAACGGTGCCGGCAAAGACATAGCGCTGGATGACAAGATTGGCCGTCGTCGGGCCGGTAAAGGAACCACTGACCGTGGTCGCGACCAAAGCCTTGCCGGAGCCGGTGACCGTGTAGCTATAGGCCGGCACTGAAGAGAGGCTCTGCGCACTGCCGCCGACGATATTGATAGACGGAAATTTCAGGTAGATGGTCTGGCCGATCAGAGTACCGGGATATGGGAAGCGGCCGATCGACTGGTCGATCCGCGCGAATTGCGTCCCGGCCGGATGACTGGCCGCAGTTGTGCCATAGGCACCGCGGTAGAGCGTCGAAAGATTATAGTGATAGGCGCTCGTCAGACTCGCGGACTGATAGGCAAAGAGCTCACCGCCTGCGTAGCACAGGGTGACGAGGTTCGCAGCGTCGGTGGCGGAGACCGAGAACAGTTGACCGCGGCTCTCGGTCAAATCGAGCGAACAGGTGTCGGTTGTGTCCGGATTGCCGCCGCTATTGCCGATCGTCGCGGCCACGACACCCTGCGCCGCCGGGCCAGAAACTGTGCCTGCAAAGGCATAAGAATTACCGTCGCTCGAGATCCAGACCTGCGCGCCACCCCAATTTGGGCCGCCTGACAGTGCGATCCAGATTTCGAGATCGCCCGACAATAACGCTGCCGGTGGCTCGAAAATCAGCGGCGTGTTGACATTACCCGGCGGAGCACTCCAGTTCGGCACGAACCCGCCGACCACGCCGCCACCCGCCTGCTTGACGGCTGGAGCCGCAGTGCCGCCGCCCACCCCGAGGATCGAAGGCGAGGCGGACGGCGAGTAATTGGCCGGCGGGTAGAGCACGGTCGGCGAGTAGGCGCCAAAGAAATCTTCAGCAGTGATCGACAGCATCCCTTCGTTGTCTTCTTCGACGGCGGTGATCCGCACTGTCAAAGCATTGGCGCCAAGCCGTAAATCGGTGATCTGCACCAGGTCCATCGGCTCCAACAAAATGTATTTCCAGCCAAGTTTGAAGGTGTAGGTATTGCGGTAGAGAAGCTGCCGCTGCAACAGGAGCTGGGCGACCATGCCGCCGACATAGAGTGGGTCGATGATCAAGCGCGCCTTGGTACTCGTATCGCGTCGCACCCCATAGACGTCGATCGAACCTTGGTCGAATGCCTCGGCGACCGCGGTGTTGTAGTTGTTCTGTCGATCGAGACACTCTACCTCGATCATGTTGTTGGCATCGGCCGGGGTCGACCGCACAATGTGCAGCGGATCGTCGGTGAAGCCGCCGGTTATCGGCGTCGCGCCGGAACGCAACGCCGGACCGCCAGGCGTGACACCGAGATTGATCCCGACACTCGATTCCTGAACGATGTAGTCGTCCTCGCCGAGGCTGTAGACCGGCGTTGTATTGGGCGAGAAAGTGTTGGTCGTCGTCGCGCCGACCCCGTCGGCAGAGATCCCGCCGCCGCCCGATTGGCCGATCGTCGTGTCGCCTGTCGGATTTGACTGGATCACCATAACGCCGGCGAGACCGACGCCGGACGCGAGGATGCCAAACCCGACGAGGTTGGGGTCGACGTTAACTGCTTGGGCAAGCCCAGCCATCGCCCCCGGCATCTGCAGATTTGGCAAGGTCGTGTAGGTGACCGTATAGGGCACGCCGCCCTGTAATGCCGGGTCCGAAAAGGTCAGGCTGATCGTGTCGCCGCCCGCCTGCGTCGGCGCCCCGGTAAAACTTGCCAAGGTGAAGGCGTTGGTGACCGAATGATCGCCGTAAGGGATGATCTTCAACACTGCGCCGGACCACACGATCGCGCTGTTGGTCACCTTCGTGATGTCGGCCAGCGACTGCTGTGCCTCCTGCTGCTGGTCGAGCAGCGGTGACAGGAACAAGCCGAGTGCCGCGCAATAGCTCGCATAGGACGAAGCGGCGCCGGACGTCATCGCCGGATCAAGGTTGGCCGACGGGAAATTCGCCCCATAGCGTGCATTCGTCAAAAAATCGCTGACGATCTGAGCCGGGTTGGCGTCATAGCCGTTGGGCGAGGCACCCGACACACCGGCGCCTATGCCAATCACCTCGAAATTGAAATTCGGCAGGGTCGCAGTATTGCCGAGCTGATAATTGGCGAAAACGATGTTTGCCGTGCCGGAATAGCCGATCGCCTTCGCGGTATGGGCACTTGCCCAATAGGGGTCGATAGTCTGCCCGTCGGCACCGAGATTGATGCTCGAAATGCTCTGGAGCCCGGCAACGGTCCCGATGTTCTTGTCCCACCAAGCCATGCCGAACCCGGTGATCGGCCCTTGGCATATTCCCGTAATAAATGACGCCGAATACATATATTGCTGGCCGCCGCCCTTGCCGCCGCCGCCGCCTTTGCCTTTCCCGCCCGCTTGCTTGGTCGGCGTCGCGGTAAAATCGTCATAGTCGAGCAGGTTAGGGCTGACCTTGGTCGTGCCGTAGATCAGCGGGATCACGCTGCCGGCCTGAGAGGTCTGGAACTGCAGAGAGCCGACAGCGCGTTGTTGCTTGGCGTTGGAGCTGCCGCCGAGAATTCCACCCATCAGACAAACGGGTCAAAAAAGCGCACGGGGCGCCACGCCAGCTGCGGCTGCTTGGCGTCGGCATAGAGCACGCCGGCACTGTGCCAGGCGTGGATCAGGCAGGGCCACTCAATGACGATCGCGCCATGCGCGAAACAGCGGCCGAATTTGAAGAGCGCAACGTCACCCGGCTGCGGCGGCGCCGGGATCTCGCGCGCGTACCGCATCATACCTTCGAGATAACGCTCGGCATCGCGATGCAGATGCCAGTCAGGGGAATAGAATGGGACTTCAATGTGCGAGACAATGCCGGCCGCCTCATAGACCTCGGCGAGCATCATCAGGCAATCAGTGCCCGCACCCTTGACCCGCCCCATGTGGTGATAGGGCGTGCCCAACCACCCCCGGGCCTCCCCGATGACCGCAAGCCGCCGCGGCTCTATTTCAGGGCGGGTCATACCGCGGTCTCCGGGGTCGGGATGTACGGAAAACCGCCAAAATGGACGGCGTTATTGAAGACGTTTGTACAGGTCGCGAGCGTGCGATCGCACCCCGGCAGCAACTGGAATTGATCGCCGACGGCGACAGGCGACAGAAAGGCAAGCTTGACTGTTACGGCGGCGCCGCTGACAAAGTTCGATATCGTGCGACTGTAGCCGGCATTGCCGCCGGTGACGGCGATGATCGTCCCTTGCGCGTAGGGCGTCGTCGTCGTTGGCGTCCCCTGAATGACGGTCGTCGTCGATCCGCTGGCGGCCGAGAATGTTGCGGCGAGACTCGACCGGTTGAAGAGACACATCGCGTCGCCGAAGACATGCGTGCAGCTCGATTGCCACAGTCGCCGCGGCATCTGGATGTTGAGCAGTTCGAGGTGCGAGCGACCTTTCATCTCGATGCCGGTGCGACTGCAATCGATGTCGGAGATCCTCCCCGAGAACAGGATTACCGTGCCGGCGCTGGTGTCGCCATAACCGCCGCCTGCAGCGCCCATAAAGACGCGTTCCAGCTGCAACAAGGCGCCGTCGAATTGTCCCTGCCACGCGGCCTCGAGGAACGGCGTGGAGCCGACGAGGTCGGTCGGCTCCGGGTAGATCTTGATGTCGAGCTCGTCGACCTGCGTGCCGATCACGACCTTAGTCTTCGAGCGTTCGAATTTCGGCCCGACCGCGAAAAGGAACCCATTAGCGACTATCGGCGTCGGCGCGGCCGAATAACGCAGGATCTTCGCGCCGCCGATCAGGGTGAAAGTGTAAAGATCGGCCATAATGAATTGCTCGCCGCTGTTGAGCAGCGCAATCAAGGCGGCCGAGGCAGGCTTCACTGTCGCACCGCTCCCCCGACGTCATCGCCGGGTCTGTCCCGGCGATCTGAGATGCGGCCTTGGACCGCCGGGTCGAGCCCGGGGGTGACTTTTATCTCAGTCATGACCTGACCGAAATAAAGGTCAGCTTTTTCAGCTGCCAGAGTCGAAACATGAAATTCTCAAAAGCGTAGCTGTCGTCAACGAACCGGCACCGAAAGTAATAGCTGTAGTCGACGGTGATAATCAGCCCGCTTCCCGGTGCCCTACTGAATGTCACCAATCCGGTGTTCGGATCTACGCTGTAGTTCCCTGGGCTTTGGGTGATGCCGTCGAGGTAGAGCGCACTGACGACGTCGGGCGCTACGATTGGTTCCAGAAAGCCACCACCGGGCAGCGTCGAGCCCATCGCCCGCTGCAGTTGAAAGACGGTCGCACTGGCGTTGCCAACGCCGATCTGCTGCCCGGTGACCCGATCATCGCTAGGGTCGCGAAACAGGAACGTCCCATAAGCGCCCTGGCAGAGCATGAAGAACCCCATTAGGGTCTGCAGCTCGTCGTAACCGGCTGCCGGATTGTCTCGCAATAAATCAAAGACCAGCGTGAATTGCCAAAGCGGGTAGGGATAATCGAGTGATCGTAATTCCCGCCCGGACACCGCTCGCTGAATGCGGGTCTGAAAGGTCGGCGTTTTGGTGACGCTCCAGGCGAGACCCGGCAGCGACGGGAAAACTCCTATGTCCGCCATCAGTTCGTCCGCAGCATCGAGCCG